CGTGGCCAGCGATACCGCGCGCATGATGTTGCTCAACGTCACAGCCGATCCCGACCGATCCCACACGTCAATCTGCACAATGGCCGACCCGCCGAGGCTTTCTTTCGTGTCAAATGCAACGTCACTAGGCGCGCTGATTGTGACGTAAGGAAAGGCCACAGGATCGCCGGATTGCTTTCTGGGCACCCTGCCTACCTGAAAGACAGCAGGCACGCCATAGGCGGCGCTTAGAAGGCCTGTGACGCTTGCCACGGGCGCGGTAATGCGAGTGTAAGCCGCCTGAATGATTGACGCCTGTCTCATACAAGCCCCTCAATCGCCCTGATAACCCGCTGCTGTAGCTTCGGCGCGGCCTGCTCTACTGCTGGCGTCCAAGCCGGGCGCGGGTCCATGTTGACAGTGCCGAACTCAAGAAAGGTCGCATAGGGCAAACGGCTTTCAATCTGGGCCGTCAGTTCGTTCACCTTGCTGTAGGCAACGCTGCTCACAAGCGCGCCGGTGTCCGTGGCCGGTGCCTCGCCCGGTGCAGATGCGCGATGCGATACCGTGCCGCGCAGATAGGTGCGCCCGGTTTTAGGCCCGCGCTGTATGCGCTTCTTGATGTCGGTCAGAACCTCAAGGCCCGTTGCCTGAATAGCCTGCCCGATTGCCTGCTCTGCTTTCGCGCCATACTGGCGAAGGGCTTGATTGACTGCATCAAGGTTTTGCACGCGCATGGTGATCATCCCGGCACCCCCGTCTGCACGTCTAGCACCATCCACAAATCGCGCTCCTCCACATTGTTGATAAAGCGGATGTTTGCGCGCTTGCCCTTAAACAAAACCGCGTCCGTCTCGGTGATGCTGGCAAAGTAGCGGGTCGTGATTTTGTGCGTTGCCGTGGCTTCAATTCGCGCCGATGCAAAACGCTCACCGCCACTCATGCTTTCCACCATTGCCCTAGTAGGTGCGCCGGAAATGTTTTGCCACGATTGAGTAAAGCCGCCCGCCCCGTCTGAGGTGCGAACAAGCCGCTGAAACTGCACAGTCGTGCGCAACATTCCCGCGTTGTATTTACAGCAAAGCGTCACAGCCGTTTGACCTTGTATTTGCCGACAATTCCCGCAGCGCCGCTTTCTTGGAACGCCTCATTCATATCGCATCCATCGCCGCGATGCGAAAACATATAGCCCGCCATCAGCTTGATTGATCGCTTGATTGACGCAGGCACAGCGTCCCCATTTGCGCCGTATCCTGCGACATAATCAATCTCGATAGCGTTTGTCGGACGCAATGCGATAGGCCACGTCTGCCCGCTTTTAAGCCGAATGCGCGCAGGTCGCTGATAAGTATCAACGTCAAAAACGGCCCCGACGTTTACGCTTGTCGGATTGCTTGCCTCATCATAAATCTTCATGCTTGTGATTGATGCAACTGGATAGCGTGGCAGTGCAATCGTGCCGACAATCCCGCGCGGCCCGTATAGCTGCGATATGCTTGTTTCAACAGTGCCGTTCCACCATTGCTCTTGCGCATTCGGCCAGTTGTCCAAAGACAGCCGCCACGTCTGATTGATCAGCGCGAGCCCGGATATGTCCTCTATCTCTTGCCGGGCTTCTTCGATCAAGCCGTTTGCCTCGGCAATCGACAACATGCTGCCATCAGCGCGCAAGTGATCTTGCAATTCCATAGCCGCGACGGGTTCAACCGCCGGGCCTGTCACCAGAACGCTACCGCGATACACTGACGTTTTCAGAGGTGCGCGCAGCGTCATTTGCGGGCCTTTCTTGCGGAATGGGCTTTCAATTCAGGCGGCGCTTCAACCTTTATTTCACGATCAAACATGCGCGCTGCGGCGTGATCAGACAACGCCATTTCAGCCGCGCGACCCTCGACCTCCGAGCCGTATGGGAAATGCACGACAATCGCGCCTTGAGGTGCGCAATAGTATCCTTGCGGCTTTGTGATCTTTGCTTTCACGATAAAGCCTCCTGGCCTTGGAGATGGGGCTAGCCTAAGCCAGCCCCACTATCAAAGATCAGGTCGTGGCCAATGCAGTGCCAATCGGTGCCACAGCAGCTCGGGCCGGTGTGGTCAAGACGGCGCGCACATGGACGACTGCGTTGGTGCTGGTGCTGCCGGTGACTACAGCGCGGACGTAGCGCTTATTGCCAAGGTAGGACAGCGACCCGCCGATGATGTCGTCATCGTTATTGCTGGTGATGACAGGCGCGGTGCCAAGGCGCTCGCTGGCGGGCACGTCCGCAAAGCTTGCAGCGGTCAGCGTGTCGGAGTGCTGCAACTTGATCGTAAAACCAGTCGTGCCAGCAGCCGTGACCGTGTTCGTCTGCAAGGTAAAGCGCGCACGGCTAAAGCCGCGAACGTCAAACGCCTGAGAGTTGTTTGGAGTGGCCCCGGACAGCGTTTGATTAGTCGCCTTGACCTCTTGGATATTGGATAGAGCGTCGCGCATTTGATTTACTCCTTGTGCGCCTGAGAAAAGGGGGCAGCAGGATCACCGCCCCCCTGTAGATTAGAGAGTGGCAAACTCAAGAAGCTTGATTGCTTCGAAGTTTACCACATCGCCGCCGACGCGCCGTGTGGTGTAGAACTGCACATAGGGCTTTGCCGAGTAGGGGTCGCGAACCGTGCGAATGCCAGCACGATCAACGATCTGATAGGCCGCGCGCATGTCGCCAACTGCGATAGACAGCGAACCCGTTGCCGGATCGGGCATGTCCTCAAACGACGCGACAGGATAGCCAAGCAACGTTGCGGGCTGGCCTGCAACAATGCCCGGCGCCCAAAGATAGGCCCCGTCAGTGTCCTTGAGTTTGCGCACCAACTTTGCTGTCGAGCGGTTCATGAACCACGTTGCATTGACGCGATACGGCGATTTAAGGCCATACAGCGCGTCAATCAAAGCGTCGCCGCCATTGGGAGCGGCAACGAATGCGCCGTTAGCCCCGGTCTTGATGCGCTCGATGGTGCCAGGCAAAGTCGTGCCGCCAGCATACGACAGGAAGCCACGCGGCTTGCCAACGCCATTGCCGTTGACGAAAGCCGCAGCTTCGTCGCGCGCAAACTTGTCTGCCACCTTGGACGCCAGCCAAGACTCCATGTCAATCTCGGCGTCATCAAGCAGCTTTTGCGTTGCCGTAGGCATTGCATAGAGTTCGTGAACTGCAATGCGCCACTTGCCCAAAGCCGGAGTGCCGGTTTCAGGCCGCGCCTCGGTTTCGCCAACCCAGCCCGAAGAAGCCTCGTTCAAATCGAACAAGCCCTCAAGAGCGTCGGTCGAGATAACCTGCACAGACGCATAGGCGCGCATGGGCGAGGTTTCGAAAACGCGGGTGACAATCCGGCCCGACATGTCGGGATTAACGACAAAGCCGCCGTCAGGATCAGAGCCGACCGAAAGCGCCTTGGCTTCCTGAGCGCCCATGATCTGCTCGCCCTTGCGCATGTAGGTCTGGAATGCTTGCTTGTATGCAATCATTTCAGCATTGCCAAACTCGCGCACGTCAATGCCGCGCGATCTGGCAACGCCGCGTGCCCAATGCAGCGCCTTGGCGTCAAGGTCAACGCCGGTGCTATCTTCGGTCACAAGGCGCGATGCACGCTTTGCAGCCAAGACAGCCTCGTCAGCAACCTTTTGCGCGGCGTCCATGTCCGCTTCGATCTTTGCCAATTTGGCGTCAAGAACGGTATCGCGGCTTTGAAGGTTCGCGTCATTCGTTGACTTGAATTCTTCAAAGGCGCTGTTCAGCTTTTCGACTGCCTCTGCGGCAGCTTTGATTTCAATCTCAGCCATTTATTTTCTCCTGTAGCTGATTGATTTGATGCACTAGGGCTTTAAGCCCCGCATTAACATCTTCCGCTACAGCTTCCCGCTGCGGGTCGATGGCCTTAAAGCCGTGCAACGTGATTGCAGCGGCCTCTTTTCGAGAATAGCCTGCATCCCGCAGGAATTGCTCAAACTCGCGTTCGGTCCTAATTGCCTTTACCGATGTAATCTTTGCGTCAGGAAGCATCGGAATTGTTACCAATGACACCTCGAACAAATCCACTTCCAGAAGCTTGCGGACGCGCCCATTAGCCTCGGGTGCCGATTCAATCGTGCGATAGCCAATTGACATGCTATCAATCGCCCCGGCCTTGAGCAGCGCCATTGCCTCGCGTCCCTTTTGCACGTCCTTTAACAAACGACCTTTGACATAAAGCCCGCGCTCGTCCTCGCGAATTTCATCCCAAGTTCCGATGGGCTGCGCCATGTCGTGTTGCCAAAGCATCTTGACCTTGCGCCCCGATGCCAGCGATTTGACAAACGCGCCGCGCTCCACCACGTCCATCCCTCGATCTAAAACCCCGAAAACAGACGCATAGCCTTCAAACATTCCGT